TTTAATTAGGTGAGTATAATGAAAAACACATTCGAACCGTTTGATGATGATTTTGGATTCAGTTTTGTTGACGAAGATTTTCAAGAAGTGAAATCACAAGTTTCAGAATTAGAAAACAATTCAAAATCAGACCAAGAAAAAATTGCTGATTTGCAGCATAGATTGAATGTTATGTTCAAATCAATAAACCCATTTCTCGAAAATTTGAAAAAAAATCCTGAAAAGACCACTATATATTGGCCTGACAGATCAGGTAAAATTGAAAGTTTTCAAGAAAAATTAAGTTCTCTACTTGATGGGTGGGAACAATAATAGAGGGTTAGTCACCCTCTCTAAAACAATCAACACAACAGAAAGGCAAACTATATGAGTTCATTACTAGAAAGATTAACAAAGTCTGGTTCAATAAAAGGTTCGGCAGTCCTAAGTGAATCAGCATTTTTTAACGCAAAAGACGTTATACCTACAGACCTTCCCATTCTTAATATTGCATTTAGTGGATCACTTGACGGTGGTTTGGTCCCAGGACTTACTATTTTTGCGGGAATGAGTAAGAGTTTCAAAACGCTTCTTGCTTTATACTGTATGAAAGCATACTTCAATAAGTATCCAGATGCAATAGCACTTCTATATGATTCTGAATTTGGTATTACACCAGAATATCTTGAAACAAATGGAATTGATCCATCTCGCGTTCTTCATATTCCGATTGAGCATGTAGAACAGTTGAAGTTTGATATTGTAAAAAGACTTGAAGAAATTAAACGTGGCGATCATGTTTTCATAATGGTGGATTCATTAGGTGCGTTAGCATCTAAAAAAGAAGTTGAAGACGCAGAAAATGAAAAGTCGGTTGCTGATATGTCACGTGCAAAAGCAATACGTTCATTGCTAAGAATTATAACTCCGCACTTGACAATGAAAGATTTACCGTGTATAATTATCAATCATGTATACCAAGAAATCGGAATGTTTCCCAAGACAATTATTCCTGGCGGAACTGCTGTTACTTATGCTGCAAACCAAATTTTTGTTATTGGCAAGGCACAAGAAAAAGATGGTACTGAAATTGCGGGATACAAATTCACAATCAATATTGAAAAATCGAGATTTGTACGAGAAAAGGCAAAACTACCATTCACTGTTCTTTATGAAAAAGGCATATTGAAATGGTCTTCACTTTTTGATCTTGCAATTGAATCTGGGCATATCATCAAAGCAAATCAGGGTTGGTACAATCCTATTGATTTGGAAACTGGTGAGATACTAGAACCAAAACGCCGTGCAAAAGATATTGAGAGTGATAATAAATTCTTCGAAACTTTGATAGAAGATACAAATTTCAAAGAATTTGTCAGTAAAAAATTTAAATTGTCAACTCCGGTCATTGCAGTAGAAGAAGATGATAGTATGGAGGTCACAGATATAGAGGAATAATAGAGCATGTCATTAGAGAAAACAATAATTTCAAACCTACTCTTTAACAAAGACTATTTTGGAAAAACATTTCCATATATTCAAAAAGAGTATTTTGATGATGATGCTTACAAAAAAATCTTCGAAACTATCTGTGATTATGTAGATGAATATAAGGAAGCGCCTTCAAAAGAGGCGCTTTCTATTTCACTTGAAAATCGTAAAGACCTAAATGAACAGATGTTCAAAGAAACAAACAAGCGTATCTTTGAACTTGAAATAGATTCATCAACTAATCAAGATTGGTTAGTTGATGAAACAGAAAGATTTTGCCAAGACAAAGATTTGTTCAACTCTATCAGGAAAGCAATTCTTATTCTAGATGGGCAGGTAAAAGACCTTGATAAAGGTGCAATCCCAAAGATGCTTTCAGATTCATTGGGTATTAATTTTGATACACATATCGGACACGACTTCTTAGAAGACTTTGAAAGCAGATTTGAATATTACCATAGAAAAGAGGAAAGACTTCCATTTGATATTGATCTTCTGAACACTGTAACAAAGGGTGGTATTCCAAGAAAATCATTAACACTATTTTTGGGTGCAACAGGCACTGGTAAGAGTATTGTGAAATGTCATATGGCAGCAACTAATTTGATGCATGGAAAGAATGTTCTATACATCACAATGGAATTGGCAGAAGAAGAGGTTGGTCGCCGTATTGATGCTAATATCATGGATATCACCCTTGACGAAGTATCTACAATTTCAAAAGATATATACCAAAAGAGAATGGATAGATATAAAAGCAAAACACCAGGAAAGTTGGTTATTAAAGAATATCCAACTGGTTCTGCACACGTAGGTCATTTCAGACACCTTTTAAATGAAATGAAACTAAAGAAAAACTTTGTTCCAGATGTAATATACATAGACTATCTTAATATCTGCGCATCTTCAAGAGTAAAAGGTGGTGGTTCTGTAAATTCTTATACTCTTGTGAAATCTATTGCAGAAGAAGTAAGAGGTTTAGCAATGGAATTCGGGGTTCCTATCGTATCAAGTTCACAGTTGAATAGAGACGGATACAACAACAGTGACGTTGATCTTACAAACACTTCTGAATGTATTTTTGTTGATGAAAAAGTTGTTGAAAATACTAAAGGTGTTATGAGAATTGCAGACCTTTCACCCGGCGATATAATAAAATCTAATGATGAAACAAAAATTGTGACGATGGTTCATCATCCTAAACCTAAACAATGTGTTAAAATCACGACTAAATCAGGAAAAGAGATTATTGTGAGTAAGGATCATGTATTCCCAACTAAAACATCGACAGGTGAAGTAAAAAGAATTTCTGTGTCGGGTGGTCTAGAAAAGGGATGTTTTATAAATAGCATTAGCAGTGAATGTAATACGCACACAGGAGATGCAAATGAAAAAGAAGTTGATAGAAAGAAAACCAGTTAAAAATCTCATGGAGATGGTAGATGAAGATAAAAGATCGTATTTCTATGAGGCAATAAAAAAGTACGATCTTGATTCGCTATCTATTAACATAGCGTTAAAAAGATTACAATGGTTTAAAGATATATTAAATACCAACGACAATTTTTTCTTTGAAAAATATGAAAAATATTGTCGTTTACACAATGCATCATATGAAGCATTGGAAATAAGATATGGAAAATATCGTGCAGATGAATACAAAGAAAGACTTTTAAATAGACCAAAAATAGATCGTTCGAAACAAAATAATTATTGCGCAGAGTATATTTCAAAACAAAAATCTATTTCTTTAGAAGAAGCAGAAAAAATAGTAAAATATCGAAAAAACAAAAAAAGTGTGGAATCAAAAGAAATGCACAAAAACTTGAAAATGACTGGACATTCTTACAGAGAAAACAATCCATTGTGCATAGAATATTATATGAAACGTGGAAGTGAACAAAAAGAAGCAATTGGATTGCTGGAATCACATTTAAAAAAAACTAGAACTTCATTTGAAGGTTTTATGATACGTTATGGTGATGAAAACGTAGCAAAAGAAAAATTCAACGAATTTGTTGAAAACAGAAGACTTACATGGTTTGAAAAATACGGTAGAAACACACCAATACTACCAAGAACATAGGCGATTAGGTTTTCAAAAAGAAAATATATTCTGGGGAATAAAAGGGTCGCGTGAATTTTTTATTAAATACAATGAAGACACTTTTGCATACGACTTTACTATAAGTGGCATTAAATATATCATAGAATATAATGGTTCGTTTTGGCATTCAAATCCTTTAGGTAATTATATAGGATTTTTATCAGAAGATGATATTATAGCAAAAGACAACAAAAAGAAAAATGCGGCGCTTAGAAGTGGATTTAGATATAAAACAGTATGGGACACTGACGACTTTTATTTAGTGAGAAAGCAAATATTGGAAGAGATAGGAGATATGTTATGAAGTTAGAAGAATTTTGTTTTTTTAAAGCACAACACATGATAAATAACGGTTTATCTAAAGACATGGACTTGTTTGATCTTACCGACTTGCTTATAAGTATAGAAAAAGAAAAAGAAAAAAAGCAATTAAAAAATGATGCTGCAAGCATTGATTTTAATGATGAAATTTTATCAATAGAAGAAGTAGGAGAATTGGAAACTGTAGACATATCTGTTACAGGGGATCAACTTTTTTATTGTAACGGAATACTCACAAAAAATAGCATGGGCATTACCCATACAGCAGATGCAATCTTTGCTTTGATCACAAACGAAGACTTGGAAAGTATGAGTCAAATTATGATTAAACAGTTGAAAAATAGATGGGGGGATATATCAAGAAAGCGCAAGTTTGTTATAGGAATGGATAAAGCACGTATGAAACTGTATAACACAGAAGAATCGTCTAATAGCGATTTGATACGCGAAAATGTGCAAAATGAAGATAGACCAATCATGGACAATTCGCCAGTAGGTGGCAATGAAAACACAGAAATGTATGGTTTGAATTTGAGTTCTAGAAAAAAGAAAATAGGAGGTTTCCAGTGAGTTATTATGTGAAAGTTGATGGGGATAAATTTGATATTGTGGAAAAAGAAACATTCATTGTAATAGACCTAAAAACTACAGAACGTAGGGCACGTGATTTGTGTAGAAAAATGAATTTGGGTGCAGGTTTTAACGGGGTCACACCTGCATTTTTTGCTAATTTTAGAGGAAAGGAAGTTGCATCATGAATATAGATGAATTGAAACAAAAGTTAGATGGTGTTGAAGGTGTTGCATCATTCATGCTTGATACGAAAACAGATGTTAAGTTGAAGGGCGGAAAGAAAAATCCTTTACAGGATAGGGTACAAAAGCAAGTTAAAAATGCAGAGGTTCTAATATACCATAAATATAATGGTAATGGGTACGAAGAACTTGTAAAAGAGCAAATGCTTAAAGAAGGTAAAGACCCATCTGAATTTGTGCTTAAACCACGTGCATGGGGAAAACGCATTGAAAATACTCCATTTGTCGAACATAACGAAAAATACTATCTAGAGTGTATTTTTGTTAAATCAGGAAATTCTGAATATCTTGTTGATGGCGAAGTTTATAATGAAGATGATATAGAAGGTTTACCAGAAAAAAAAGTTTCTGATAATTCACAAGGTGGTATTGAAAGTAAGATAGTAATTCGAACATTCGCAGTGGATTCTATTTTGAACATCGAAATGAAAGAAGTGGCATAAGTGTGCCACTTCACAAATAAAAATGAGGTTATATAAATGAGTGATAATAAAGATAAAACTTTGGAGAAGCAAAAAGAAGAACGCAGAAAGTATATTGTAAAAGTTTATAAAGAAGTTGTGTCAGAAATGAAAAGACTTCCAGTATATCAAGACTTTTTGGATTACGATATTTCAAGAGATAGTATTAGACGTGTTTTTGGCGGCATCGAAAATTTACATGAAGACATTCGTGATACAGATGGCAAATTTCTTGATAAACATTTTTCATCAGTTGATAGGATTTTCTCAGAAGAAAAAG